GGAAAGGGCATTTCTATATTCGGCAAATCTTCAATTATCTGTTGAGCCCATGTCTTAAAATAAATCTTTACAGGTAATGTTATCGCTGTCATACGCTAACTCTTCGGTCTCACGTCACCCTCGGCGATATTCAAAAGAACCTTGCCCATTTGATAGAAACCGTCCTGGGTATCGCTCGTGAACTTAAGACTTACAAGACGCCCCATCTCATTCATGTCAATTTTTGATTGATCTGGGCTAAACGTATATAGGGGAGAAGGCTGCAGGTCTCCCTGAGAGAACCCGCGATTGATAACCCTAACGTTCATATCCCCTGTTTGGATGAAGTTCGGTTCAATCCTTCGAATACGTAATTGCCTGTCATTTCCATTCTGTTCGAACAGATCCATAATATTTGTCTCAAATGATGATCTGATCGCGAATATTTGATTAAACAGAATCTGGTTATTGCCCTTTTCATGGGTCCATATAGGATATGTTATCGGCCGCTGGTTAGTTTCTGGGTCAACTTCTGCGTCAAGGTTAATAACCGTTGTCGAATCCGCCATGATCGGATACGTATATAAATTCGCAGATATCCCATGGGATCTAGGAAGCTGTGTGTCATACCAAATATTTTCCTTAACGTTGAATATAATAGCGTGTGTACATTCAGTAGCGTTTCCACGAGGGTAGAACCACCAAATTTCATTGTATCGCCGAATGCTGACTCCAAACACTTTCGCTGATTGTTCTTTATTTAAATTGTTAAAAAACCAATCTGTCGAAAATGTATTCGTGATGCTTTGGACCACGCCGTTGTAGTAATAGAATTGATCCGCTCCTACCCAATAATAGACCTGATCGTATTTAATGATGCTTCTAGGAGATAATATTGATATATCATCTTCAATTGTGTTGAAGCTAAACCCAAGATCCTCAGAAATAAATGTCCCCCTGATAAGACTATCTAATGACCAAAATAATACAGTAGGGGCTGTACTCCCTCTTGTTCGCCACCCTGCAACAATTTTCGTTCCTGCGATGGATGCGATATCGACATCGTCCCACATAAGAGGATTTCCCGATTTTGACCACGAAACAACACCCCCGTTTCCGTACGCGAATAAGAACGGAGGAACAGCAACGATGCCGCCATTATATATAAGAGGAACTAAGTTTGTGGGAGAGTCTTGATATACTCGCGTCAAGGGAGCCGTGCTATTAACATCCCCATAATAAAGTTCACCATTTGTCGTGTTGCTAATGTCGTGCGCTTTGTGAGCTACGTGAGCAAAAATTAATAGAGTAGGTACGCCATCTACTTGGGTGTTGAATAGTTCAAACGACCATTGGTTATTCTCATGAGGAACATAGTCTAAAGGCGTCCTGTCTATCTCTGGGGATGCTGCTCCTGAAACAAGATAATTAGTGACCGTAACCCCTGATTCTCTCCCCATATATAAGTCGAATGATTCGGATTTCTTAACAGAGAACAGAGTTCTTGTGATTTCTGTCGATCCTGGCGTTAAGAGCTGAAATCCGCCTATTTTACGAGGGTATCCTTTATAGAATCTTACCCATTGCCCGTCTATGTAGCCCGTGCTGTCGAATTGTGTCAGGTCTCTTTGAATGCCAGGAGTGGGCTTTAGGGGTAATATTTTATGATCAGCCATTGTCGTAAGCTCGTATTAAAGAATAGAGATTACGCCCATAATCAAGATACCCTCCATTAAAAGAATTTATAGGGACAAAGCTTGCCAAATCATTGCCATCAATAATAACGGTTGGATTACCTGACGCAGAGATCCCGAGATTGCCTAGAGAATCTAAATAAATACCCGTTGTCTGGTCACTGACAAAACGAATGGATGGTTGTGCTGCTGTTCCATCTGCGAAAGCCACAGAGCCCGGCGCTTCAGTCGGGATACTATGGAGATCAGTCCCATCCGAATAAAGGATGAGAGATGCATCAGGGATGAGAGTTATCGGGTTCGCAGACCCAGCTATTGTTAGAATGAGGCTGAAACCGCCTATAGTCTCATTCTTCACATAATATTGAGCGTTAACATTAGGATAGGTGATCTGAACGTTTCCGGTAAGGTTACCTGAGAATTGATGGACTAAAAGGTTTGCTTCGGCCGTTGTCAGGACAACTGGTCCAGGGCCAATAACAACTTTATTTAGGATTCCTACTGTAAATAACGTAGATTTTCCATATCCAAGGGAGAACCAATTTACCCCATCTGTCACGAAGAAAGATGATTCTGTAGGCCTCATGATAAAGTTTGCGAAGCCATCTATAAGAACGCCGACTCCCGTAGGAATGATTGTTAATTGACCTGCTGCACTAATGTTATGAATCGAAAAGAAGAACCCGTTACCAATACCTGCACCTGCGGGGGAGGGCAACGTAAATGCTGCTTGTCCTCCCACAAATTTAAAGAGAGTTGCTCGGTCCAATGCACTAACTGTATAGTCGTCATCTTTTTCGACAACACTGAATTCCGTATTGAGTGTTGCAGCTAGGGTAGTTAACCCAAACCCTTCTAAAGTGTAAGCGTCTGCGGTGGATGCCCCTGTCCCATACTGCGTGACTCCCCAAATCCCAGCGTCAGTCGTATTGTCTTTGACATATATATAAAATGCTTCTCCAGGATCTATTTGGATAATCTCTCCGCCACCGGCGTCATATACAGTGAATGCCTGAACACCCATATTCTTATATATAACGCTTTCGCCGACAGAGACCTGCATTGCTGAGGGCATATTGATGTCAAATATATCTCCATTTGATATTACGTCCATTAACTTTGCGACGACTTCTGTTGTGTCAACGAATGATGAGGGCCAAACAAGAGTTATATTCTCTGTTAGTGTAATTTCGCGGTAACTAACATCTGAGGGCTGTATAGGTGTACCACCAAAAATATTTGTATATGACATTAATCTTTTGTCCTTTTCGAATAACGATCGGTGATACGGCCCTTATCTTCAGCGTTAAGACCGATAAGCGCTTCGAGATAGAACTGTTTGTAAGTTTGAACACGCTCATCGTCTTTAACAAAGATCATCGCTTCCAAAAGAGAAGCATAAATAAGCAATTCAGGTGCGTTCTCTGTAAGCCAGTTTGTCTGATTGGTTAGATCCAATGGCTGTGATTGCTCTGAATAAGCCACCTCAAATGGGTAGGCTATATCGGGCGTAGGAACAATTAACCAGTTGTTGTACCCGTAATCAGAAAAATACTTAGGAAATCCTGTCTCTGTGTCATCAGGCCAATATTCGCGGCAGAACTCATAACTACGAAGAAGCAATTGATTCCTGGTGTTAAATCCAGGGCCATTACTCCCTACGTTGAAAGTAATCGTACTCCTCCATCGGGCGGGTTTTATAAGAACACCATTCCCGGGGGTAAAGTTGCCAGTCATATAGACCTCAAGGCCAAGTGTCTTAGAATCCTTGGAAATGCGTCTTTGGCCGAGCATGATAAAGACGGGAATATTATCTTTAACGTCTAAGTCATCCCGCTCTAAATACGATAAAATTGTATCATAAAGAGTTTGATATGTAAGTTCGAATGCCATACATCTCCTTACGTATTCGTCGTGTAAGAGACGTACACAATGTTATCCGAGGCATTTAAAACATCTGTCGCTATAAAAAGACCATCTCCAGGGGATAGATATATAGGCATATTAAATCCTACTGTCCCTGATGCTATTGGTGTCTCAAAATCAGAATATTGTTCTGTATTAAGAAAAAGTTTATGAGCCACTGGGGTCCCGGTCGTTCTCGTTACATATATAGACTTTATGAGTGTCGCAACGTTGGCAGGGGCAATGAATATCTGCGCATTCTGTACGTTCTGGAACTGAGTGATATCGTTTGAAAAACTAGCAGAAGGTGACGGTACTACTTGTGGAATCTCTATATAGCTCATCGCATATGAGAATACTTGTCCAGCAGGTTGCAGGAGAGAAACATTTATGTACCGTGCATGGGCGTCTGCAGCATCTACGCTAATGATAACCTGTCTATCATTATCCACAACGACAGCAGAAGAGACATTCCCATTTGAGGCATAGAATCTTCCTGCCCCACCTAACGTAGGGATAGCATCGGCAGTGATACGGACAATAGCCGTGTTTAGACCTGCGTCGATCGAGAAATAGAAGTACTTGATAACTGCGACTACATCGACGCCAAGATCTATAGTAAATAGCTCAGTTCCTGGTCCTACTTGGGTATAACTGCCTGTTTTGTTTTTCTCTAATGCCATTATGGGTTCACCATTATCCAGCTGACTGTAGACGTGTCTCCTCCTTTGTGAGAAGTAAGCGTAAACGAGACGCCGGGGACGATAGCACTGATCCTTAAAACACCATCATTGTCACTCGATGGGAAGTGTTTTGTAGCTACGATTATAGAGTTAGCCGTGACAGCTGTTGATGCGACTGTGACATTCCCAGAAGCAAGAGTAGCCCTACCACAGGTTTGAGCTGCTCCAGTGTTATTCGCTGTAACGACTATACCGGTTCTAGAAAGAGAACCGCTTTCTACACGGAGAGCGTTGCTTACAGTTCTTATTATTGTTCCTGATACAGGTGCTGCAGGCGTGGTAGCGTCATTTTGCAACTTGATTTCAGGAGGAAGAGAGTTAAATGTCCCTATATCCAAGGCATAAGCAGGAGATGGGTTACCTATCCCGACAAAGCTGCTCACTCCCGCCGACCCTACCCCTAAAGAAATAGAATTAGAGGTATTTACAAAAGCGCTGGCCCCAATGGCAACGGAATTGTTTATACCGTTAGTAGCAGAGGTTTGAGGGCCCAATAATGTGCAGCCCTGGAGGTTTGTTGCCGTTGCACCAGCCTCCCACCCCAAAGCGACGTTACTACTACCACTCGTAAGAGTGTTTAAGGCGCGCGTGCCCACTGCGGTATTATTCATTGTATCTGATGCTAGTAGGGCATTATTACCGATCGCCACGCTTTCGTTCGCGGTAACATTCCCGTTTAAACTATTCAGCCCCAAAGCCACATTATCCGTTCCCGTCGTGTTGCTAGTAAGAGATGAAGACCCAACCGCTATGTTATTACCGCCCGTCGTGTTGCTACTTAGAGATGAAGGCCCGACCGCTAAGTTGAAATCGCCCGTTGTGTTGTTAAGTAGAGATGAAGGCCCGACCGCTATGTTGATACTGCCCGTTGTGTTGCTAAATAGAGATGAATTTCCAACCGCTATGTTGAAACCGCCCTCTGTATTGCTATTTAGAGATGAAGGCCCGACCGCTATGTTGGCAGTGCCTGTTGTGTTGCTACTTAGAGATGAATTTCCAACCGCTATGTTGGAATCGCCCGTTGTGTTGCTATTTAGAGATGAACCTCCAACCGCTACGTTGGAGCTGCCCTCTGTATTGTACTGTAGAGACTGTCTCCCAACCGCTATGTTATTACTGCCTATCGTGTTGCTAAATAGAGATAAAGTTCCAACCGCTACGTTATTACTGCCTATCGTGTTGCTAGTAAGAGATGAAGGCCCAAAAGCTGAATTGAAATCGCCCGTCGTGTTGCTAAATAGAGATGAACCTCCAACCGCTACGTTGGAATTGCCCGTCGTGTTGTTAAATAGAGATGAAGGCCCGACCGCTAAGTTGGTACTGCCCGTCGTGTTGCTAGTAAGAGATGAAGACCCAACCGCTATGTTGGAGCTGCCCGTCGTGTTGCTAAATAGAGATACAAACCCAACCGCTATGTTGGAGCTGCCCGTCGTGTTGCTCTGTAGAGATTGTGTCCCAACCGCTATGTTGGCATTGCCCTCTGTATTGTACTGTAGAGACTGTCTCCCAACCGCTACGTTATTACTGCCTATCGTGTTGCTATTTAGAGATGAAGACCCGACCGCTACGTTGAAATCGCCCGTTGTGTTGTTAAGTAGAGATGAAGGCCCGACCGCTATGTTGGAACTTCCTGCGGCGTTGCTAAGTAGAGCTTCATGCCCTACAGCCACGTTATTCGACCCTGTGTTATCCTCCTGTACCGCTGACCCGCGCAATGCACGCGTGCCAACTCCTATATTTTGGTCTCCCCTCATGTTAAGAAGTGATTCACCGCCCACCCCCACATTATCACTGTTTGATATGCTTGCTACGGAACTTTGAACGCCAATTGCTACGTTTCGGTTGCCGGAGATATTTGAGAATAGTGCTATGTCCCCTATGCCAATATTGGAACTTCCTGCGGCGTTGCTAAGTAGAGCTTCATGCCCTACAGCCACGTTATTCGACCCTGTGTTATCCTCCTGTACCGCTGACCCGTGCAATGCACTCGTGCCAACTCCTATATTTTGGTCTCCCCTCATGTTAAGAAGTGAGCCAGTGCCCACCCCCACATTATCACTGTTTGATATGCTTGCTACGGAACTTTGAGCGCCAATTGCTACGTTTCGGCTGCCGGAGATATTTGAGAATAGTGCTATGTTCCCTATGCCGATATTATCGGCGCCAGTAGTATTTGAGTTCAATACCTCAATCCCTAGGGCTACGTTTCCGCTCCCCTCGTTTTCGAGAAGGATGCTTCTTCCTACTGCTACATTAGATGCCCCAGGCGCTACTGAGGTCATTATGTCGAATCCGATGGCTACATTTGAGTTCAAACCCGTTGAGTTTAAGAGGCAGTTATATCCGATGGCAAAATCAGCTGGGTTCATTATCTTTTTCCTTTTATTATATTAATTGTGTCGGATTAACGATCAGCCAGAAGAAATCTGTGTCATCTGCGACTTGACTGCTATGAACGCTGAATGAAACACCGTCATTAATGCTGTCGACGATTATTATGCCGCCCAGCGTCCCTGTAAGGATCGGGGTTAATAAGATTATAGAATCTGTTCTAACGGCTGTTGTGCTGATGACAACGTTAACGGTTCCGTTAAGGGTGGCCCTGCCACAGGTGTCATCTGCCCCCCCGGTTCTAGCTGTTACAGCCCTTCCTGAGCGCCCTGCCGATGGGCTAGACACATTCAATGAATTTTCAAAAGCACTTAATACAATCCCTGTCCCAGGCGGTGGCGTAGTGCCACCAGTTGGGTTCATGAAGATTTCAGGATCTAGGCCACTATCTGAGCCAATATGGAGGGCGTATTCTGGAGAGGATGTCCCTATCCCGACGAAAGAACTTTGAGAGCCGCTATTACCCAGAACAACTGAGTTATTCGTCGTTACTATGCAGGAGTGTCCGATAGCAACAGAGTTTTCAACTCCAGAAGAAGCGAGAGTAGATGCCCCCAAAAATGTACAGTAGTTAGACTGTGTGCCGGAACCACTAAACGACCCAATAGCCGTATTCCCCTCTCCCTCCATTTGTATTAATGAGTCGGCACCTACCGCCGTACATTCTATAGTGGTGTAAGCAAATTTTAGAGAATTATAGCCGATCGCTACATTTTTATACCCACTGCCGCTGGATGAAAGCGAACTATACCCAATCGCGGTATTCTCTGCCCCAGTGGAGTTCGAGTTAAGGGCTGAATTTCCAACCGCTGTGTTGGCAGCGCCTGTTGTGTTGCTATTAAGGACTCCATTCCCAATCGCAATATTATAAGAGCCATATTCGTTCGTTGTGAGTGAGTTTATCCCAATCCCGATATTTTCGACCCCGGTTGCCAGGGATGTCATAATATTAAATCCTATCCCTATGGATCCTAAAGGTCCCGGACTCGCGGTAAGAATATTATTGCCGATAGCAAAATTTGGTGCAGGTGCCATGATTTTTATCCTTAAGCTGGTGTGAAGTATGGGAGCATAATATTGTTGCCCAAAATGAATGGTTTGTCCGAAGACCCATCTACAAATGGGACATATCCAAGTGTCCCTGTTGTGCCATTCGTGTTGTTAATGAGTATGCTGCCCGAGTATTCAATAGTAGATAGGGGCCCTAGAGCTTGAGCATTGGGTAGTCCTGCATCTGCTGTTCCAATAATGTATTCAGCATCGGAGGGGGCCCCACCGCCCGGGTTATCTATCTCAATGTTGATGTCCCCACTTGTTGTAATGGGAGAGTTCGTGATTGTTAAACCGCCGCCGAGATTTGTAATGCCTACAGAGGTGACTGTTCCGCTACCGCCGCCACCACCACCTGAGGCTGACAGAGCGATATCAATTGAATTCGATCCGCCATTATCAGTTGCAGTGATTCCAATTCCACCATTGGGGATAAAATTTAAAGTCGATCTATTGCCGATAGTGGTCCCGTTAACGGCTACATTCACTTTCTGCACTGTCCCGCCAGCGGCAACCGATAGGATTGGATTTCCGTTCGCACCGTCAGCATTGGTGATATTGATAGAGCCGTCAGTTGTTAAAATGCGTGTATCGGCCACATCCCCTTCTTCTCTAATGAGGAACCCTACGGTTAGAATATCTTCGATAGATCCGATCATTTGGGTCGGCTCTACTAGAATAGATCCACCTGGGCCGCTGTCTGAAATAACAATGCCTCGTTGCCCTTGTATGACGCGGGAGTTTACGGGGTCATCATTGCTTCTTTGAGATACGACGTATGCTGAGGTTTCAGGAAGAGCCATTCTTTTAATTCCTTATGAATTTGGTGGATTTTTAGAGTCATCGGGCCGCGGGCTGTAGATTGGGTATGGATCTGGCAATAGGACTGGGACTAGATTTTGAGGGTTTGGCTTGTCTGCGAATACTTTATTGACCCAAAACCCTGTCCATACGAGTGCTGTCCCTTTGTATTCCATTTGCTTTATCAAATCGGCATGACGACAGAGCAATCCGCTATAGTCGCAACGAGCGACGGCGAGGGGGTTGTTTCTATCAATCTTTGTGTATTTGCCTTTATGACGGAGCATCTATACTTTAATCCACTACAATACATAGATTAAGTATATGATATTTTTACAATAAAAGTAATATATAGTTAAGTATAGCTTATGTAATTAGGCTGGATTCTCATAGGCACTTTTTCTACGTCCTGCTGAGCCGCCTGCATATAACTCTTCTCTGCTAAATCAGCTAGAATCGGGTATCTATCCATTGCGAATTTTACTGCTAAGCGAGAGGCTAACCCTGCAACAATAGCCTCATAGAACCTTTGAGGGGCATCAACGTTGTTTAGGAGCGTCCCTATGTCTTGAACCTGACGTGCTCTGTTGTAGATCATGTATGGGTATGTGGTATCGGGAGTTGGCCATAGGTTAAGGACGGGGTTCTTTGTCCTATCTATGTAATAACTACTTGCTGTCGCTTGCCGACTCTTATTTGCAATGGCTATGTATTC